CCATGAGCCGAAAGGCGCCCATCTATTGCGACGAGGCCCAGCGCGTGTGGCAACGGTGTGAAATGCGAGAGATGGAAGTGTAACACGGTCCCTCCCCGGTGTCAGGCGGCCGCTCCCCACCTCCTAGCCGCCCATTTCGCCACCCAATACTGACCAATTCGTGAAAAAAGGACGCCCCACGGCATACCCTTGTGGTATTATGTCAACAGGGTAGGACACCGCACGCCGGCCAAGCGCCGGTATCGTGGGGCAAAGCGGCCGGAGGGGTGGGGCCGGCAAGCATTCATCTGGAGGACTTATGACGCGCTTGCTGCACAGTTCCAAGTTCTGGACGATGGTATTTGACGTGGCTGTGTCACTGGCAACGCTTCTGCTGACGCACTATCTGGCACCGGAATCGGCAGACTTTGCACTCAAGATCATCGCCAGTGTTCAGCCGGTCATCTTGGCCGTGATCGTTGGCATCTTCGTCGAGGATGCCGCCGCCAAGCGGGCAGGCAACGATCCGAACCCAGGACGCAACTAGCAGGACCAATGCACGCACCGCCACACCCGGACCTCCTGCCAACACCTCCGGCGGCGCATGAGAACTCATAGCTGACCGGAGCAATTATGGCGGATGGCACGAACGACGGCAACGGGCGCGTGACACTGGCCCGCGTAGATGGCAAGATCGACCTGATACTGAACCGCATCGATGACGTATGCGAAACCCTGGACGACCATGAGCTGCGCTTGCGGTCAGTGGAACGCAATGAGGAGATGGATCGCCGCCTGCGCGAGGTCGAACGACAAGCCGATCGCAACGCGCAGCGAGTTGGACTATGGGCGGGGCTGCAAACGTTATGGGCGGCAGCCCTCGCGGCATTCGCGGGCTGGTTCGGATCGCAGAGCTAGGGGCGGGCACCCGTGCCTGACGACCCAACCGGCGCCGACATTGCCAAGCTCAAGGATGACGGCCTGAGCTGGGCGGACATTGACAATCTATACCCTGACATCACCAGGGAGACGTTGCGATCCCGATACCGGCGTCTGCCTCCGTCGTGCAAGGCCACGGGCGTCCAGGCGGACGAACTGCCCGACGAAGATGAGGTCTACCAACGGGCGGTCAACGAATGGCAACGCGAGCGACGGCTAGAGCTACGCCGGCAGACGCAGGTCTTGGAGTTCGATCACGGGCCGGTGGCGCTGGCGTTCGTGGCGGACCAGCACTTCGGGGCCAGCGGCGTCGACTACCCGCGGGCATTCGCGGAGGCCGAGCTGATCGCCAGCACGCCCGGGATGTGGGCGGCGACGGTCGGCGATATGTGCGACCAGTTCATCGTCGGGCGGCTGGTGTATATCCGCCTGAATATGCGTATGAGCGTGGACGACGAGTGGGCGCTGGTGCGGCGCTATCTGCGCATCCTGGCACCCAAGATCAGGCTGGCGATCAGTGGCAATCACGAGAACTGGATCGGGCAACTAGCGGGGCTCGATTACTTCCGGTCGGTGCTGGCCGAGATCAAGGCCAATTGCATCTACAACCGGGATGACTTGCGCGTGACGGTGCGGATTGGTGATCGTGAGTGGCCGGGCCGTATCCGCCACCAGTGGCAGGGGACTAGCATCTATAATCAGACGCACGGGATCGAGCGGGCGGCCAAGTGGGACCAGGACTTCCAGTGGGCAGTCGGAGCGCACACGCACGTCGGCGCTTGCGCACGGAGCTTCAATCACGCTGGCCTGCCGGGCATGGCGCTGATGTGCGGCACGTATAAGCGCGTCGATGACTTCGCCGCTGTCAAGGGCTTCCCGATCTCGGCCAACAGCGCGGCGGCGGTGATCGTGTTCGACGAAGAGACCGGAGGGATGCTGGGCTTCGATAGCTTGCAGATGGCCAGTGACTATATGCGGACGATGTACGGATGACAACGGCCCGGCCCGGTTCGTACTTTACCTCCTTTCAGCGAGCCGGGCGGGCCGACCTTTGAGCGATGAGTGACGACCGGCTGACCTGGACGAACGAATGAAGCTCTACCACAAGAACCCGCGCCAGATTAGCGCCAAGCGATACGCGGCCCTTGAAGAGACGCTGCGCGAGCTTGGCGACCTGTCAGGCGTCGTGCATGACCTAAACAGCGACCAGATCATCGGCGGCAACCAGCGCAGCCGTGTATTCGACATCAACCACTGCGAGATCGTGCTAACTGACGAGCTGGACGAACCAGACGATCAGGGCACGATCGCACTCGGCTATGTGGTATGGGAGGGCAAGCGATACGCATACCGGGCCGTGCGCTGGACTGATGGCCAGTGCGAGAAGGCTAACATCGTCGCCAACAATTCTGGCGGCGGCTGGGATTTTGACATGCTCGCATCCTGGCCAACCGATGACCTCATATCGTGGGGCTTCGACACCGGCCTGCTGGCGGAGTGGAATGACAACGCCGCGAACCTGGCATTGATGCTGGAGGCGGAGCAGGACGAGCCGCCAGCGGATGAGGTGACGCCGGAGCGGGCGCGGCAGACGTTGGCCGAGCGTTTCGTCGTGCCGCCGTTCTCAGTGCTGGATGCGCGGCAAGGCTACTGGCAGGAGCGCAAGCGGGCATGGCTGGCGCTAGGCATACAGAGCGAGCTGGGGCGGGGAGATAACATTCTTGATGGCGGTCATTCCGATCAGTCAATCAATATAGACTTCTACTCAAAGAAGCGCCACCTTGAGGCAGAGGTGGGCCGAACGCTAAGTACAGACGAGGCGCGCAATATCCTTGTTGAGCGCGGAGAGATCCGTCACGTTGATCGCTCAAAGGCCGCCAGAGAGAGAGAGAGAGAGTAACGCCGAAGATGGCGATGCACAACGATCCGATGCAGCGAAAGCGCCGGTACGAGGCTGGGCGCGGGCGTTCGGACAGGACTTGATGCGAGGGGAGCATATTGTCGGTCGGTGAGATGGCAAACCCGCTTGCGCAACGCGGGGGGGGGCAGCATGGTTGACCAAGTGCTGACCCGGCGGGCGTTTCGCCCGCCGGGAGATGGCTACCCATACCCGACTGATGAGCTTAACAAAGCGGCTGGCACCAGCATATTCGATCCCGTCCTGTGCGAGCTGGCCTATACGTGGTTCTGCCCGCCCGATGGCAGGGTGCTTGACCCATTCGCTGGCGGCTCTGTGCGTGGCATAGTGGCGGCGTGGTTGGGGCGTGAGTACGTCGGCATCGAGCTGCGACCTGAGCAGGTGGCAGCGAATGAAGCGCAGGCGGCGGAGATTGTACCGGACAATCAGCCGCGCTGGGTCGTGGGCGACAGCGCCAACGTGGGCGAGCTGGCACCGGGCGAGTACGACCTGATCTTTAGCTGCCCGCCATACTACGACTTGGAGGTATATAGCGACCTGGACGGCGAGCTATCGGCGCTGCCAGCCTATGAGGACTTCATCGACAAGTACCGGGTAATCGTGGCCGAGTGCATGGCGCTGCTGCGTGATGATCGGTTCGCCTGCTTCGTGGTGGGCGACGTGCGTGACGCCAAGGGCTACTACCGCAACTTCGTGAGCGACACAATAGCGGCATTTCAGGATGCAGGCGCGGCGCTATACAACGAGGCCATACTGGTAACGGCGGTCGGATCGCTACCAATCCGCGTTGGGCGGCAATTCGAGGCCGGGCGCAAGCTGGGCAAGACGCACCAGAATGTGCTGGTGTTCGTCAAGGGCGCCTGGCGCAAGGCGACACAGGCGTGCGGCCCGGTCGATGTGGCTGACCTTAGTGAGTATTGCGAAACTGACGAATCAGTGAGATGAGCGAGAACGGCAACGGCAATGGCTACTATGGCGTGCAGGTGTTCATTGATGCGATCCCTGGCACCGGCGGAATCATCAGCGCAATCGCCAAGAAGGTCGGGTGCGCGTGGCACACGGCCAAGAAATACTGCACCGAGTATACCACCGTGCGCCGCGTCTATGAGGACGAGTGCGAGCGCGTGCTTGATCTCGCAGAGAGTAAGGTCATCGAGATGATGAACGCCAACGACGGCACGATGATTCGCTACTACCTGAGCACCAAGGGCAAGGGCAGGGGCTACACCGAGAGACACGAAGTGACCGGCGCTGACGGGCAGCCTGTCGCTGTCAAGGGCTACGTGAGCGTATCACCGGACGATTGGCCGGGTGATGACGAATGACATACAGATCATCGCACCGTTCGAGCCGCTGGGATGGCAGGTAGAGCCGTGGCGCGATACGTCGCTGATCCTGCTGCTGACCGGATCGGCCGGTGGTGGCAAGTCACGCCTGGCCGCCGAGAAGATCCACGGCTTCTGCCAACGCTATGCAGGCACGACGGCGCTGGTGCTGCGCAAGGCCAAGGAGTATTGCGGCACTTCGGTGCTGCCATTCCTGGAGCACGCGGTGATTGGCGACGATCCGCGGGTGACCTACAAGCGCGGCTTCGGGCGCTTCGAGTACGAGAACGGCAGCACGATCTACACCGGCGGGATGCAGGACCAGCGCCAGCGCGAGGCCGTGCGCTCGATCGGTGGCAAGGGCGCGCTCGATGTGGTGTGGATGGAGGAGGCCAACGCCTTCGTGGAGGAGGACTTCAACGAGGTGTTGGCCCGGATGCGTGGCACAGCGGCGCCGTGGATGCAACTCATGCTGAGCACGAACCCGGACGCGCCCACGCACTGGATCAAGAAGCGGCTCATAGACGACCGCGAGGCCAGCGTCTATTACTCAGGCGCCAAGGACAACCCGAACAACCCAGCCGAGTACCTGGCCATTCTGGACAGGCTGACGGGCATCCAGCGGTTGCGATTGCGCGACGGGCTATGGGTACAGGCCGAGGGGGCAATCTATACCGGCTTCTCAGACGAGCTCCACGTCATCGACCGCGACAAGCTACCGGAACATCGGGGTATGCGTCATTTCCGCTCGGTGGACTTCGGATACAACAACGCCTTCGTGTGCCAGTGGTGGGGTATTGGCCCGGATGCGAACCTGTATATGTATCGTGAAATCTATATGACCAAGCGGCTGGTAGAGGATCATGCGCGACAAATCAACTCGCTCACGACGCCACAGGAGCAGATCGAGGCGACGGTGTGCGACCACGATGCCGAGGACCGCGCGACGTTGGAACGATACGGGATACCCACGACGGCGGCGGAGAAAGCGGTGCTGCCCGGCATCCAGGCGGTGCAGGCACGATTGCGCAAAGAGGACAATGGCAAGCCGCGGCTATTTGTCTGCCGGGATGCGCTGGCCGAGATGGACCCGGCGCTTGAGCACGACAAGAAGCCGCATTCCACGCTTGAGGAGTTTCCGGGCTACGTGTGGGAGGATTGGCGGCCGGGCCAGGCGCACAAGGAACAGCCGCACAAAGAGAACGATCACGGGATGGACGCGCTGCGGTATGCTGTGATGTACATTGATGGCAAGCCGCGCTACGGTCCGCCAAAGGTTGCACGATATGCCTGATGAGGTCCGGTTGTCATTTCTGCATTGGCTGGCGACAGAGGACAGCGAGCGCCAGGAGCGTTATACCGCCTATCGGGAATACTACGACGGCGACCATGACGCGCAGCTTAACGAGCGCCAGCGCAAGTATCTTCAGATCAAGATGGGCGAGGAGTTCAACGCCAACTATTGCCCGATCGTGGTGGATGCCCTGGCCGAACGCCTGAGCGTGACCGGCTTGCAGGTCGAGGGCGGCCAGGACGAAGTGATGTGGGACTGGTGGCAGGTCAACCGGATGGATGGCATGCAGGGTGTGGTGCATACCCACCTATCTGCTGGTCGAGTGGGACAACGACGAAGGCCGGCCGGTATTCACCGCCGAGCTGGCATATGATGGCACCTATGGCGTCAAGGTCCACTATTCGAGCACCGATCGGAACGAGATCGCCTATGCCTCCAAACGCTGGCGGGTGGAGAGTGACGACCCGGAGAATGCCGGCAAGGTGCGGCGGTTGAACCTGTACTACCCGGACCGCATCGAGAAGTATGTCAGCAACCAGGACGAATACGAGGGGGCCTGGACGCCGTACCAGGAGGAAGGCGAGCCCTGGCCGATCCCGTGGAAAGCCGAGAACGGCGAGCCGCTGGGCGTGCCCGTGATCCACTTTCGTAACAAGGACCAGGGTTACCACTACGGGCTGAGCGAGCTAAAGAACGTGGTGCCATTGCAGAACGCGCTCAACAAGAGCATTATCGACCTGTTGGCGACGGCGGATACCACGGGCTTTCCGCTGCTGTACATGCTCGGTGACGATCCTAGCGGCCTGAGTATCGCGCCCGGTTCGTGGATCTACAGCCTACATCCGCCCGGCGGTGATGAGGGTGTGGCAGTGGGCAAGATCCCGGCCGAGGATCTGGGCAGCCTGATCGCACTCAAGGACGCGGTGGTGGCCGAGATTGCCCGCGTGAGCCGCACGCCGCTGTCATACTTCCAGGTCACCGGCCAGATCGCGGCCGAGGGCACCCAGAAGCAACAGGAGGCGGGGCTAGTCGCCAAGGCCAAGGATCGGATGGTGGGCTTTGGCAACTCCTGGGAGGATGCGTTCTACATCGCCCGCCGGATGGCCAACGTGTTCGGCGGTGCCGGGCTGAATGAAGAAGAGCCGATCTCAGCAGTGTGGGACGATCCGGAGACACGCAACGAGAAGGAATTCCGCGAGAGCCTGGTACTAGAGGCGCAGCTAGGCGTACCCACTGAAATGATCTGGGAGAAGCTCGGCTACAACGCAGGCGAGATTGCCAGGATGCAGGCAATGAGAGCAGAGACGATGGAAGCCACCAGCAACATCGGCGGCGAGCTGCTGCGCAACTTTGAAAGGGGCGGTTTCTGATGGCGGTTTATTATGGCATACCAGATCACTTGATCTGTTCGACGTGTGACGTTTCAAGCCCGTGGATCACGGCGACGTCGGGCACGGCGCAATGGGTGCCGGGTCCGGCGATCAATCTGGAAGATCCTATTGTCATCAACAGGGCGACGACACCGATTATGCGCCGCTGCGACTACTGCGGGCGCTATGCTGGGCCGAGCGACTGCCTGTGCGCTGGCTGTGGGGCGACGTTCCCGGAGGCTTGATGCCCATCACGCCATTGATGCTGGAATTGGCGACACAGTTCCGCCGAGCGCTGCTACTGCGCGAGCGCGTGGCGGCGACGGCACTCGTGCGCTACTACGGCACCATCTGGCAATCGATGCAGGCGGACATCGAAGAGATGCAGGCCACCATCGCCAGGATGCGCGATGCGGGCGAGGACGTGAGCGCAGCCAGGTTGTACCGGCTAGATAGGATGCAGCGCATACAGCGGCAGGCAGAGGACGAATTAGAGCGGTATGCCGACTATGCCGATGGTGCGATCAGTGCCGCCCAGCGCGAGGCCATCGCCGCTGGCGAGCGTGACGCGCCCGCGCTGGTGCAGGCGGCTTTCCCCCGGGGGGCCATCGAGATCCAGTTCGGGCGGATGCCCAGGGATGCGATTGAGGCGATGGTAGGCACGCTACAGGACGGCTCGCCACTGCGCGAGCTATTGCGGCTGGCGGTCGGAGAAGCAGAGCAGGGGTTCGCAGATGCGCTGGTGACGGGGCTGGCCAAGGGGCTGAACCCCAGGGAGACGGCGCGCATCATTCGGCAGGAGTTCGGCATGGGCCTGACGCGCTCGCTGCGTATCGCCCGCACGGAACAGCTACGCGCGTACCGGACGGCCAGCCTGCACGCCTACCAGTCTAGCGGCGTGGTCACGGGCTGGGAACGCCACGCGGCGCTTGATGATCGCACCTGCATGGCGTGCGTGATGCTCGATGGCAAGCGGTACACCAGCGAGGAAGCGATGGACGATCACCCGCAGGGCCGGTGTGTGATGCTGCCCGTCACGCTCACCTATGCCGAGCTGGGTATTGACGCGCCGGAGCCGGACTTCTCGCGGGAGATGGGACCGGACTGGTTCGCACGGCAGCCGGAGGACGTGCAGCGGCAAATGATGGGCGGCGCCAAGTATGACGCCTGGCAGGGCGGGCAATTCTCGCTCACCGATCTGCCGATGCTACGCGAGGACAGCGTGTGGGGTAACAGTTGGACTCCCAGGCCATTGAAAGACCTGGTTGGGGAGGCGGGGAATGCCATTCAGTGACGAGAGTTGGAGCACGCCGGAAAGCAGCCTGAC